TATCGCGACCCTATACGGAATCAAGGCGGCATAATGGCTAACACTTATGTAAAGATAGGTAGCACCGTTGAAGTTGGAGTACTAGGTGCAGCAAATATACAGTTTATTTCTATACCTCAAACTTACACAGACTTAAAAATTGTTGTAAGCGTAAGAGAGTCTGCGGTAACTAATGCTGGCGATGTTGTCGGATATATGCGCTTTAATGCAGATACAGGAACTACAAATTATTCAGCAAGGACTGTTTATGGAGATGGCACAGCAGCCGCAAGTTTAAGTAACAGCGGCGGTGCATTTTTCATAAACCTCTCACCTAATACTGCTTCAACCTTTGCAAGTAGTGAAATCTATATTCCTAATTACGCTGGTTCAACAGCAAAATCTTGGAGTTCAGATACGGTTACGGAAAACAATGCATCGGCTGCTTTTGCTGCAATTTACGCAGGTCTTTGGACTGGAACAGCGGCAATTACTACTATTACGCTTTCTCCAAGAGGAAGTTTAAGTTTTGCACAATACTCAACAGCAACCCTCTACGGCATATCTAAATCATAGGAGACAAAATGGCAGACACAAAGATCATCGTTAACTGCGAGACAGGCGAAGTCTCTGAGGTAGAACTTACAGCCGAGGAGATCAAGCAACGCGAAGCAGATGCTATCGCTTACGCAAAGGCGAAGGCAGACGAGGAGCAAGCGGCAGCCGAGAAGGCTGAGGCTAAGGCTGCTATTGCAGATCGCTTAGGACTTACTCAGGATGAATTGGCTATCTTGCTGGGATGAAACCCAAGTTATGCAAGGCAGGCGAAACGCTAAGAGCGGCAATAAATGCACACTACCCTGATCGCGACAAACGTAGCGACGGTTGGATTGCCGATCAACGTCACCAAGCGGCTGGCGTTTCAGATCATATTGCTGACAATGGCATCGTCAGAGCGATTGATATTGACAGGGATCTCCATGGAATATCAAAACCAGACGAAATGCCTTACCTTGCAGATCAACTACGACTTCTTGCCAAGACGGATAAACGGATCAAGTATCTTATATTCGACGGCAAGATTGCCAGCGCCAAAAGTTTCTGGCGTTGGAGAAAATATAAGGGCATTAATCAGCACCGCCACCATCTTCACTGTTCTTTCTCTAGCAAGGGCGATCAAGATGGTTCAGCGTTTAATATCCCGTTATTAGGAGCGAACTAATGAATATGAAGAATCCTTATTTTCTAACCGCTGGCGCATTCCTATCAGCGTGGGCCGCATCTAACTTCGCGGCAGATTACCGTTCTATCCTATGGGCAGTCTTGGCAGGCGTTTTCGGATATGCCACGCCCAAGCGATGAACGCTACCGATTACGCTGCTATTGCAGTAGCGATCGTGACGGTGCTGGGTGGCATCACTGCGATGCTCCAATTCCTAGTGAAGCATTATTTGAATGAACTCAAGCCGAATAGCGGTTCATCCATAAAGGATCAAGTTAATCGTCTTGAAGCGCGTGTCGATACCATACTCGAACTATTAGGTAAGCCACAATAACATCATGGCACGTAAGAAGGCTATCGACTTAGAGGCATACTCCATGCTGGATCAATACTGTATCGGCCTCAATGAATTTTACAAATCGCTCAGAAGAAGCGGATTCTCAGTTGAGTTATCCCTAGCAATCCTTTTGGAGCCTGCTACATATCCTGCCACAATCTTACCTACACCAAATTGGTTGCCACTACTTCCCGATCAGATACCTTACGATGACGATGAGGATTAAAATTGAAACGATATGTGGTTGTCAGCGATCTTCAGGTGCCCTACCACTCGCCAAAAGCGGTCGCTAATGTTGCTACCTTCATCCGTAAATGGAAACCCGATGAAGTTCTATGTGTGGGCGATGAGTTGGATATGCCTATGCTTGGCAAGTTTAACATCGGAAAGCCTCAGGAATTCCTAGATGATCTCGGAGCAGATCGAGATTTATGCGTTGAAATACTCCACGACCTTCAGGTTACTCAGTTGGTTAGGTCTAATCACCAACAGCGTTTATACGCCTCAATCGCAGGCAGACTGCCAGCCCTGCTCAAACTGCCAGAATTAGAGTATAAGAATTTCCTAAGATTGCCTGAACTAGGGATTACTTTCCACCAATCTGTTTACAACATAACAAAGAATTGGGTAATGATCCATGGTGACGAAGGAGCCTTGAAACCTCAAGGGGGTCTGACAGGCCTTAGCAGCGCCATACGCAGGGGTAAGTCCGTAGTCCAAGGTCACACCCACAGACAGGGTATATCGACCGTTACAACGGCCTCTGAAGGCTTAATAACGTCACAATTAACAGGCGTTGAGGTTGGACACCTGACAGATATTAGATCCAAGGGCATGGCATACGCTAAAGGCACACAAAACTGGCAAATGGGCTTCGCTATTCTATACGTGGACAAGGAGAAGGTAATTCCAGTATTAGTGCCTATGGAGAAAGACCTTTCTTTTGTCGTAGAGGGCAAGCGTTATGGATGATCTCAATCTAGACATCCGCCGCACGATAGATGATGCTATGGATGAGGGCGAACTGCTCCCAAATGTGACCAACGTCACACGCTAAACCCTTGACTACGCTCAAATTGAGCGTATTGTTATCTATGTGGAAGTCAGAAGGGCTGACGGAAGCGTAGGAGTTAAGATGAACGCAGTAAAAGAGTTTCACAGAGTAATCCTAACCAACACTAGGATGGTCAGACTAGAGCGCCGATATTTAGAAAAGACTCACGAAGAGATCGGTCAACTCATACTTGACCTGCGCGCCCAAGATAACGGAGTTCGAGTTATATCCGTATATCACCGCGACGGCTCACTTTGCCGTCCGCTTGCCAAGGTAGGTGCATAATGAGCAAAATGGGAGAAATTTACCTAGACAAGTCAGTTGATTTTGAACGCCTGCATGAGACTTCAATGAAGTGGGACATGGATACATGGTCAAGCCATGTAGAAGACGGCCGCTTTATGGGCAAGATCAGTTGGAGCCATGACTATATTTATTGGTATGAAAACTACGTAAGCCTTATGGCTGCTCGCAATATCCTTGACCAATTTGGTGAGTCATACGAGATCCTTACAGATGAGGCTACTGGCCAATACTGCATGACTTCAACCTTTCAAAGTCTGGAGTGGTTATGAGCATCTACGAAATTGCTTTAATCATGGTTGGATGGGTTATGACGGCAGTGATCTTTTATTCACTTGGCGTTGATAGCGGCTACAAAGAAGGCCGCCGAGCCGTCCGCAAGTTTTACGAACAGCGCGATAAGGTAAGAGTATGAAAGCAAATGATTACCTCAACGAAGCAAAAGCAATCATTCAAGATCGTGGGCTCGAATACGGTCATCCTAGTGACAATATGGCACGAACGGCAGCCCTGTGGAGCAGTTACCTTGAAACTGCGATCACTGACTATCAAGTCGCAATCTGTATGGCGCTCGTCAAAATAGCGCGGAGTATGGAAACGGCTAAGACTGATACTTATATTGACATGGCCGCATACGTCTCAATCGGAGCGATGCTTCACACAGAGGAGAATGAAGAATATGTCTAACAAAACTGAAATGAAGCAGATTAATATGCGAAACTTGATTGCAATTAAAGCGTGTCTGATGAAGGCCAGAAAGCCTTATGACGTGGCATACTATTCAGGAAAGATGGATGCACTAGAGCATATTCAAATGCTATTAGAGGAGAAACCGTCAAATGTTTAATCTTGAAGATTATGAGACAGTAGAAGAACGCCTAGTTAAGTTCTGGAAGGAACATCCCGATGGTCGAATTGACACTACTCTGGTTGAGTCAACGCTTCAGCGATTTATTGTTAAGGCTGCTATTTATAGAACTGAAGTGGATGCACAGGCTTGGACAACTGGCTATGCAGAGGAAACCGTCAGCACTAGAGGAGTCAACTCTACGTCTGCGCTTGAGAACTGCGAAACGAGTGCGATCGGTCGTGCACTTAGTAACGCAGGCTATGCTACGAAAGGAAAAAGACCTAGCCGCGAAGAGATGGTTAAAGTTAAGGCGGCTGAGCCTAAAGCGTTTGCAGAAAAGTTGGCCGATAAGATTACAATAGAGAAAGAAGATGATCCTTGGACAACCAAGGCTATTCATCCAACACCAACGAGTGCTGAAGCAGTTGCGCTAGTTCAAGACGTATTAGGCGCAGTCAAGATTGACAAAGACATACCGCTTTGTCGTAACTGCCATGACCATAAGCCAATGTCATGGAAAACAGGTGTGTCCGCGAAGAATAACAAGCCATGGGGCAAGTTCGACTGTTATGTATGCCGCGATGTTCGTTGGTATGTAATTGCAGCCGATGGCACTTGGAAACCACAGGAAGAGCGATCATGAGCGGACTACAGTTTATGAATCAAGATGGTGAATGGGAGAACTTTCCAACCGATGATGAACTAGCCGCTAAGGTGAAGCATCAGGAATTGATAAACTCATTACAGGTGCGAATCATCTGCCATCTATGCAACGAGCCTGTACCACGTGAAGAGTTAGCATTTTGGATTCAGGGTACTAGCCTTACTTGGTCATGCAAGAAATGTCATGCGGTCAATGAGTCAAAGCCGCAAATTTAGGGGTTACGCCACCGAGAAATTGGTGGCGCAATTCTTCTCTAAGTGGTGGCCACACGCTTTATCCACTGGGGCAGGTAGGTCTGGGAAGGATATAACTGGCATTCCGTACGTTGACGTAGAAGTCAAGGCCAGATCCGCATTCCAGCCTAAAGAGTGGATCGATCAGGTCAGAAAGCGTACAGACGGTACAGGGGCGTTGCCACTGGTTGTATGCCGATTGAATGGACAAGGTATGGACGTGGGGAACTACCTAGCGTTCATGAGATTATCTGACTTGGTCGATCTTCTCGTTAAAGCGGGATATGACAAACTTAGCCATGAATTAACTGATGCAGATATTAAACGCTGCAACGGATGCGGTGAATGGGCTATCACCGATCAATGCAAGTCATGTGAGGATCAATAATGCCAGTGTACGAATTTGAGTGCGATAACGAGTTATGTGAATGCAACGCCAGAGTAGAGAAATGGCTATCAGTCACAGATCCTCATGATTTGGAATGCCCATTCTGTCATAGCACTATGCGTAAAATCTATTCATCAGTAGGGGTACATTTCAAGGGTTCAGGATTCTATTCTACGGATAACAAATGAGACACACCGTTCTGAGCAGGACTTTTGTTAAGATATTTGACAGAGGCGGTACACTTACGGCTAGAAGCCATCAGGGCTTCAGAGCGCGCCCGAAAGGCGCAGCGCGCTCGGTAACCGCCGTTATTGGGATAAGTCTATTTATGGCACTTATGCCTAGATTAGAGGCTTCAATAGTGCCAAATAAAGCCTTAAAGCAATTAGCCAATAAGCAATTAACAGATAAGCAATATAAGTGCCATAACGAGATAGTCTATATAGAAAGCCGCTTTAACATTAATGCTAAGAATGGATCGCATCATGGGTATTATCAGGGTAGAAGCATTCACCTTAAAGGCGCACCTTATGACTATCAGTTCTATTGGTATTGGTACTATGTTGCTAATAGGTATGGTATTACTGTGTATGATGAGCCTGACTATTGTGCAGCACTTAAACACTTACATACTAAGGGGTGGCAGTGAGCGCCAAGAAGGGCGATCCACGTATCAGCCGCAAGTACAAAGAGCGAAGGCTCAAGGTGCTGGCCATGGCAGGCTATGTGTGTGTGTATTGTGGTCAGGTGGCAGATCAAGTGGATCATATAGTACCAATCACCAAGGGTGGCGATCCACTGGCATGGGACAACTTGGTAGCATGTTGCAAGACGTGCAACGTATCTAAAGGCAACAGGTCGCAGGGCCTTTTTTTAGGCACACGTTCTACCCCCTCTGTCTTTCCGAGCAATCCCTCTCCGACACGCTCCAAAGTTCACCGAGACAGTCCGTTTACGATCCGACCTGATGCTGAAGGCAACCGATAATGGCAAATAAGACAAAGAAGTT